TGGGGTGTTCCGTATCGTTCGCTAGACAAAACCCTTCGTTTGACATTGCCTAATAGCTGTATTGTTTTTGATGGCAAACGCGTAGAGCAAAACCTGCGCGAACATTTGCGCAGCCGACGCGGCTAGATTGCTCCATATCCGGAGGGTCATAGGCAAGAGCCGGCTGCATTTCAAAGCAGCGTCCAGATATCGTCTGCCGTCCCGCCGGTCTTGACGCGCTTAATCCCGCGAATTGGATTGACGCCCTGCACAAGCGGGAAGTTCGCAAACGTCACATCGTCAACATCGATAAGATTCGCCGTCCCCGCTGTGCCGACCCAAAGCGAACGCCCCACATAGGTCACGTCAACCGTATCGCTCTTGGTGACTTTCTCGCCGATGCGCGCCGGGCTGTCATATTGCAGCTCAGTGTATTTCGGGAACGTGTCTACAGCCGGCATGCTAATGCTCCAGCGAGCTTGTGTTAAATTCGAGCGTCTACCGACTAAGAGCTACGGTTGCTGCTATGGGTTGTTCGGAGCGCTCGAAAGATAGATGGTGGCCTTATGCCGCCATATTCCTAGCTTCATCTTCTATTTTCCTAGCCCGCTGCATAGCGTCAGATGGGTGAGCCTTGGCAATATGCAGTGTTGATTTTAGCTTATGTGCAAGGCTTATTACATCACTCGCAACTTCAAACGCTGTCGCTGCCGACGCATCATCCTCTCTGAAGTATAAGTTATCAGTGAATTTCAGCAGGAATTTTTCATATGATTTAAGAGAGTCTGCAACATCCAATACGTCATCAACAAATGATGATGTTTCAGACGCTATAGCGATGTCTTCCAGAATTTTTGCATGAGTGATACTGAGCGTTTTACTGCTTGCTTTCGCCCTAATGATATTCGCTTGCCGCCTCACCCTATAAGTAAAAGCGCAGTTTACCGCTTCCAATGCAATAGCGATGCTTACACACACAAGCTTGTAATCGGGCTTTGCATGCTTGACGAAGCTATGATCCATTAGCATTTGCTTTTCTCCATCGTCGCCCAGACAGCCACGCCCGGCGCGATTTGCAGGGGACGCTCGCGCGTCTCCGGGGACGATGAAGCTATGAAACTTCATCGCGCTACTTCCTCGTGGCTGCGAGGAATTAGATTTAGTTAATTGCTCAGTAGTGGCCGGGCGAAACACCGGCAATTGTAGATAGCGCCTGGCAATGCACGCGCGCCTGTGCGCTTGTCCGCGACTGGCGGATCGTCCCATGCGAACGTTTTGCCGTGCAGATCGTGATGGTCTGGCCTGACTCGATTATCGCGAACAGTTTCCCAGACGAAGTGCGTGCTGCCAACATGACGCGCGCGAACTTCGGTGAGTATTGCGGCAGTGCGGCTGACTTCCGTTCTCGCGATAAGATTCGACCGCGATATCGTCACATCGCCCGTTTCATAAATCTTCTTCGCGATTTCCGGCCAACGCGTGCCGTCTATAAGTCCCTCAAGTGTCAGTTCATGCACGCGCTTGGCGGCGTCCAAAGGAATGGATTTAATCAGCGCCACCTGCTCACTAAGCAATTGGCGCATGACTTCGCCTGTCGGCGCACTTTCTATTTCATCACGCAGATTGCGGCCCATTTCGGCTGCGTATTTCATCCACTGCTTGCGATCACGCGCGCCGATTTCAGTATGCATGCGCGATAAGACAGCACGCGCCCATGGCTCAAGCGCTTCTGCATATTGCGCCAGCGCTTGCGCGACTTGGTATGCCGCCGACAGTGTCCCGTGCTCGATCGACGTGACGATATCGCCAATGTGGCGCGCGATGCGTCTTAACTTCGCGCCGAATTGAATCTCTGCCTTGCGGCTCGCGCGAAAATTGGCCTTCGCCTTTTTGTTGAACGGGCGGTCGTCATAGGCGAGATAGACGCGCCGACTTTCGGGAATTCCGACGTGAAGCGTCACGCTTAGTTCACACGCCCTTTAACGAAAGCGACGAAAGATTCCGCCGTCGCGAGCAAATCAATGTGCCACTCGCCGTTTGGCGCTACGTCAATAGCCATGCGCAGGCATTCAAGCCGTAGAGACTCTTCCATATCGGCCTCGCGAACAACCAAGAGCCTGTCGTCGTCATCGTCCATGTCGATATGCGTCATGTCAGAGAGACCTCGCGTTTGACTTTATTCTGCGGTTTCGGCGCGCTCGGCAGTAGCGACTTGTTCGCGTCCGGCACAAGCGGCTGTTCCTGCCCATTGGCGCCAGGCGGCGCGCCCAACACTTCCGGCGGCTCCGGCGGCATTAGCTCCGCTTCGATGATATCTTCTTTGGTGATCGACGTGAAAAGACCCGTCACGGGCGCTTGCAAACTTAGTTCGGTTAGGCCCTTCGCTATATCAAGCATACCGGCTTCGACAGCCTCAATCACCGCCGCCGTCGTCTTGATGCCTATTTCAGCCTTAACTTCCGGCGATAGCCCCGGAACGTCGCTGACATCCAGCGACGCATAAGGCGAGCTTTCATCCGCGGCGATCCGTTGGCGCTCTTCAATCCGCGAGATAGCCCCGCTTCTAATAAGCACATCGCCCGTTTCCGCCTCGACCTTACGGACGTCTGCCTGCGTCTTTTCATCCAGTTGTTTCAGCGGCTCGAATTCAAAGGTGATATCTGGGTCTACCTCGCCGAACTCGGAGAGCTGCATGATGTTGAGCAAACGCGTCAACGGCTTGCGGAATAGCGACTCCTGCTGCGCGTTAATCCACGTGTAGAAGGCTTCCATCTCGCCGTCTGTCGACGTGTTTAGGCCAGATGGCGTAATGCCGAGCAATTTGACGACGGGGATACCGCACACAGCCGCCATATGTTCTTGAGACTGCGCCTCTAGCTTATCGAGCGTGCCGAGCGGGGCGGAGACGTTGGCAAAATCCTCTCGCTCGTTGTCGAGAATCCATAGCCCGCGATTGTTGCGCAGATTGTTGAAGACGTCGGCGCGTCTCTCTAACGCCCCTTCATCCATCGCCAGAGTTTCAGACATATTCGTTTTAAGCACGAATACCGAATATGCGTTGACGATATCGGCGGTGCTTTGGCGCGTGCGAATCCAGTTGTCGACATATGGCTTGGCCATCTGCGTCAGCGACAACCCGCCAAACGAATACGCCGGCTTGAGAATGTCCGGCACATCGCGACCAATGAATGTCAGCAGGCGCGAAGCATGTATCTCCTTGCCCATGACGAACCAGGACGAAGGATTATACCAGTCTCCCTTGAGCGGATCGATGCTGTTGTAACTCGACGGATAGCACCACACAGCTTCGATAACGCGCAGGCGGCGCAGAAACCCACGGCCGATCTTAGCGCGGCTCGCTTCGCTGCGGCCGTTGCCTATATCCATTTTTAGTTCGTCGCGGTCATCCGTATGACCGCTATCTAGGTAAAGATGACTGCGGCCAAAAAGGCCGTCTTGCTCGGCAAGCTGCTTGAAACAATCCTGCACATCAAACCGCTTCATCGCGGCCTCAAGCGCGGTTATCTTCGGCGTCTTGTCCTCTTCGCCCGCAGTGATGATCTTGACCCACTTGCGGGTCATCTCCATCGCGATAATTTCAGAGATGCGGCGATACTCCGGCTGCTGGGCGAGCAGCGCAAGCTCGGGATAGCCGAGAAACGTCTGCCCGTCCGAATATAGCCCGCCAATACTAGACTGCGCCCATGAGAGCGCGGAGCCCATAGCGTCGTCTTGCGCCATCGTGGCGGCGCCGGCGGGAACAACGCCCGGCGGATAGTTCGCAACGCGAAACAACTGCGCCGCGTCCATGGCAACGGGCCTCCGCACCCGCGAGCGCGCAACAGTAGCCTCGCTTATGCGTATTGGCCGGCGCTTATCAGGCGGCGCTTTTCTGTTTGCGGCTCTCATTTTTTGCACAGCGCGCCTTAGATTTGTTGTATAGTCTCGCGTCTAAATTCACGGAGCACTCGCGTCATGAGCAAGCAGCTAAATGCTAAAGTAGAGATCAACATCGATATGAATGGATGGGATGGAAGTTGCTGGGCGGACGACTTAAAGGACGCATTTACAATTGAAATTGAGGAACTCGACAAGTCAGTCGTTTTCGAATTGGATAGCAAAAAACTAAGTGAAATAGCGCTGAATATTGCTAAACAGGCTATTGAAGGATATTTCATGGATTCATTTGCGATGATCACGGATGATGGTATTCTGATCACGTCAGAAACCATTGAAGAAAAAATTCTGATCACGTTTGCAGAAACATCGTTAGCGGTCAGCCCTGCTATGCGTGATTTCCTAGTAAGGCGCCTACAAGAAATTAAATACACCAATCTTGAAATCGGCGAACTCGAACTTGAACCCATTGGTGAGCCTGACTAAAACCGCCGCCCCAACATCGCCGTGCGCTGGACAAGAGCATCTGAAATCATAATCGGACGCTTCGTCTCGACTAGCCCGTTGTAAGCCTCAGCCGTGGCGTCGGCGTCGTCGTCGTGGCCCAAGCCTTTCTCGGGCGGGAAGCTCTCAAGCGCGCGGAACCAATCTTCGTTCCACGGCCCGCGCAGCACGGTCACATTGCCCGCCGCGGCCTGCGCCGAGAAAGCCTGAAACCGCGTGAGCTTGTCGCCAGAGACAGGCTTAAACACGAAATTGAAGCCTTGCAGAATTTTCGAATATGTGAAGACTTGCGATTTTCCGGCTTGGCCACCGTCTTGTGGCAAATGAATGCGCACTAAGCGCCCATCTTCGTTCGACGTGTTCTTTACCGCCCGCTCGACTTCATGCGGATTGCCGCGCAATCTCACATTGTCGGCGACGATAAAGCGCCCGTCCGGGCATCTGCCGATCTTGGTCCCGACCGTCCAGTCTGGGTCATTCGTCTCGTTCTTGGCGGTCGACGCCAAGTCCCATCCGCGCACAAACCGCGTGCCCGCCGGGATAGCGTCAACGATCTCGCACCAATGCCGCTGGAAATATAGCCCAGCCGCCGGGCGTATCTTCCAGTTGCCGCCAAGCAGCCGCTCACGCTCAACATTGTCCAGCGCTAGCAGATTAGCCCGATACCCAGGATCAGCCGCCATCAGAATGGCGTTGTCATCCAGCCGCGCCGGAATGAACGTCACCGACTTCGGTTCGCAGCCATCATACTTTGACTGCAACTCTTCCTTCGTGTCCGCCCATATCAGAGCGTCACTTAGGCGAATAAACCAACGCAACGCTCCGCTGCGCTCATAGATCGGCAGTCCCGTATCCTGGTCAATCCACCATGCGATGAATTCCGCAACCCAGCTATCGGCGTCGGGGTTTGTCGTCGCCCGCACATACGGACGAATGCCGCATGTCGAGCGATTGCGCGACAGCATGTAGAAGAACTGACTGCGCGTGAAATGCGTGAGCTCATCGAACAGCAGCAACCCTATCTGCGCGCCCTGCCAGTCGAGAACTGTCGTCTCATGTTCAAGATGACCAAATGCGACCTTACCGCCAGACTTGAATTTCCATTCCAGCGTATCCAGTCGGATACGTCCGCCGATCGCGCCATAAACGCCCATGCTCGTATCAAGTAGCGAGCCGGCCTTCTTTACGTCGGCCAGCGTGCGCCGGAAGATGACCGCTGCGAAATCTTTGTTGCTGATGTGACGCAGCGGCTCAAGGAGTAGGGCGTAGGATTTGCCCTTAACCACCCCCAGCCGCGCCGCCGTAGATAGCGATGTCTGCCACGCTTGACAGGAACGCCGTCTGGGGGCCGGGCTGGGGGCGTATCTCCACTTTTTGCGTCAACTATGGTGCTACCTTACGTCGACAGTTGCGGGGTCTACAATCTTTTTAATCTGGTCGACGCATACATGGGCGGCTTCATCAACGGTCTGTGGCGGCTGAGACACAAAATCTGCCAATTCGTCAGCGAATTGTTTATAGAAGTCGTCAAAAGACTGCATGGCGTTCATTTCTCAGCCTTCCGCCGCCTGAACCATGTTCGGCGCGACACGCCAGCAGCAAACCAAGGCGCGTTCAGCGACGGTCTGCCGCGTTTAGCTTTGTTGGAGGCCGGCTCAGCTTTTGGCTCAGCTACGACCGCCGCCTTGGGTTTGGGAGCAACAGTGACCTCCCGAAACATTCCCCTGCGAGGAAGCCCAGCAAACGGGTCTTTGTAGACATCTTCCGCCATGGCACTAATATAGGAAAGGCCAGCGCATATTAAAGTGCCAACGTGGCACTAAATCATTCCCGCCCATTGCTCGGCAGAATAACCACAGTCGCCTCGAGAGGCCCGCCGTCCGCGCCCGTAACCTCATGCTTCGTCAGGTCGCCGTATTTCTTCGGCGCAAGCTTCGAAGCCCGCCATTGCATCGCCGCCAGCTTCACGCGATCAGATGCAGCAGTCTCCGGGCGCGTCGTGCGAATTAGATCAATAACCCCGTCATCCATGAGGTCTGCTTGCATCTCGCGCGCCCGCGCGCACTTTGCGCAAAATTCCGGCTTTTCATCCAGCCAATACAGCACTGTGCGTCGGCTCGGCATACCGTCTTCCTCGCATATTTTGACGAGGCTTTTGCCGTCCATTAGGCCTTCTATAATCTTATTGGCAATGGCGTCTGTGTAGGACGAGGGGCGGCCTGGATTAGCCATTGGCTTTCGGCTTGGCTTTCATGTCGACGGGCGCGGGAGCCTTAGCCTCTCCGAGCTTAGCGGAGAGCGTGTTGCCGCTGACTGATAGGTCGAGGGATACGCCAAGGTCGCGCAGCTCGGAGACAGCGCCATTGAGGCGGAATACCCAAGCCTCGACTAGGTTTTTGATTTCCGCGGCTTTATCGTTGGTCATCTGCTATCCCTGTCAGCAATACCAGTTCATGCCACTACCGGATGAATTGACGCTTCCATCGCTAACAACTCTAACCGTAGAAGGCTTTTCAACGCTGACTTTTGGCACGCCGGGATCGGCTATTTGGCCGTAACACGGAACCCCAGGATGAGAGCCAACCATGTAATCCATATGTTGCAAGGCTTCGATTGAGACCATCTTTCCGCCAGTTGCGGCGCCACCTCCGCCGATGCCATGCGTCGCAAGCATCGCGTCGTTTTGCGCCTTGATGGCGGCGGC